CCAGCGCCGCGCCTACGGCCAGAAGACCTGCCGCGACGGCCACGTAAGGATTAGCCATCATGGTGGCTGTCAGCTTCAAGAATGCTACCCTGGAGACAGCAAGCGCCTTGACCATCGCAGGCATGGCCTTAGCGCTAAGTACAGCCTTAGCCTTTGCCAGCGACCCTAAAGCCCTGATCATCGCACCCATCGCGATAAGCACCGGGCCGAGCGCGGCCAATATAGCCCCGAAGCCGATTATGACCATCTGCATCGGATTGCCCATCGCCCCGAAAACGCGCCCCATCCATGAAATAACATCTATGACAGCCGATATGGCCGGCTTCGCCTTCTCGAAGGAGTCGATAAGTACCATACCCAAAGGCTGTAAGGCCACGGTCATCTCGTTGCGAAGTATAGCCATCGAATCTGAAAACGTGCGCGTCTCCTGCGCTACGCCCATGATGGTATCTTCGCTTGCAGCGATAGTGGCCACCAGCTCATCTATCTCGAAGCGACCTTCTCTTATTGCCGCCGCCATGTCTGACCCGGCACGCGCCCCGAATATCTCTGCCGCCTTCGCCGTTGCATCGCCGGCGCTCTCGAAGCCTTGTATTGCCGTGATGGCCTCGCGAAACGCCCCCGGAAGGTCTTTCACGCCCTCGCTGGAGAACTTATTCAGTGCAATGCGTAACGAGCCCATCACCAGCTCGGTGTTGACGCCCTCCTGCTCGAACTTGCCCATCAGCGCCGCCGCCTGGTCGAACTCGAAGCCCATCTGCCTAAGCGGTGCTCCGTACTGCACCATCCGCGCACCTAACTGCTCGATGCTCACACCCGTGGTCTGCGTAGTGACGAATAAGCGGTCTAAGGCGTCAGATTGGTCGTTGACGGCCACGCCCCAGTCGCCAAATACGCGGGAAGTGGCTGTTATCTGCGCGGATATGTCGCCGCCTGTGATATTCGCAAGCTCGATGAACTGCGTGGCGACGTCTTCAAGCATTTCGCCCGTAAGCCCTAAGCGCGTATTTAGATCGGCGATGGCCGTACCTACCTTTTCAGCGTTGGCAGGTACGTTCTTAAAGACGTTGTCGAAGTTGCCCTGAAGGGCTTGCAGGTCTGCACCCGTCGCACCTGTGCCTGCGCGGATGTCCTTGTATGCCTTATCCACGGCGTTAGCCGCAACGAAAGCCGCCGTGCCGATGGCCGCCAGTGGCAAGGTGATGTACTTGGTCATGTCCTTGCCCACGTCCTGCATCTTCTTGCCGGCCTTCTCCATGGCTTCGCCGACCTGGTACACGGACTTCGCCATCGCCTTGGATGACTGCTCCATGCGCTTCTCAGCCTTCTGTATGGACGCCTTGAACTCGCTGCTGTCCAACCCCAAGCCCGCTACTAACCTACCTATGTTGAAATCGCTCATTTTTTCTTACCGAATATTTTTGCAATCCTCTCCACAGCCGCCTTGATCTCTGGTTGTGACTGCTTTTTTGGTGCCTGCTCTGTGTCCCATGGCAGCTTCATCACGTCTTTTACGTCTCGCATCTTCTTTTTCAGTGACTTGCCGGCCATGTTCCATTGATGCAGTAATGATATTCTTAATCGTTCATATTCGCCTCTCACAAGGCGCTTTTCGTGCTTGTTTTTCGCCTCCATAGCATAAGCAAACTCAATCGGTGTCATGCGGTAGAAGTCTTGTACGGTGATACCCAGACGTGCCACTGCCACCCCGGCAATCTCTACGATGCCTCTATTGTCTTCTGACCCCTCTTGGCCAGAAGTTGCTCGAAAAAAGCCGGTACGAGCTCCTGTGTAAACTCACCGAAGCAGCCGTTGAGCAGCTTCTGCGAGTGTGATATGTCTGATGCGTATTTTTCGCCCTTCTCACGTGCGCCCGATATGAGCATGTAGTGAAACAAGACCAGGTAGTCTTTTAGGCGAAAGTCTTGAAAGTCTTTCAAGCCTTTTCCGGTGGCCTCCTCCGTCTCCATCAGCGCCGTGAAATCCAGCGTCAGGGGATATCTCTTGTTGTCTATTTCTACGTACTTTACCATGGTTAGGTGTTTAAAAATCCCATGATTAGGGATTTGTTAATAATTAATCTGACCCACTCTCGCCGTCATAGGCTACCGCGCCGCTGATCTGGATAGTCACGGATGCGGTGATCTTGTCGCCGATAGGAATCTCGATGGGGCACTCCGTCACGAAGCCGTTGAATGTGATGGATGTGTCGTCCGGCAGCTCGACGGTGAATGCCGATTCGTCGTCGCTTTCGAACAATCCCTTCATCTGCGCCCATCCGCTCTCCGTGAAGTTCATGTCCATCGAAATTGTGCCAGGGTCACGCAGTCCGGGGATAAATTTCCGGTAGCCGTCCACGTCGGACAGCACCGTGACGTCAATGGTCTCTCGGCTCATGCTGGGCCCACTGATGGAGTTGATCTCCGCAATCTCTACTGTGCCTATCTTGAACTTCGTACCCTGTCCGGTAATAGCTTGTGTGCTCATTTTTTACCTCCTTTGGATTAAAAAGTTTATAACTATAATTGCTCTGCCATTATCGTCGTACCCCACCATGGCAGGGGGAGTGTGTACTTTGATGATGGCGTAATAAGTGTCGTTCACGGTTTCTGCCCGCCCGTGAAGCGCACGCCTTATGTCGTTGATAATCACCCATCCGGCCTGGTAGCTCGTGTTTCGCACACGTACCTGCACGGCAGGGTATTCGTATATTTCTTCTCTGTTGAATGTCAGCCCATCGGCCATGCCGGCCGTGTCATATATCGTCACACAGTTGGCAGGGCTGGACGGCTCACGGCTGATGAATAGATTCGCGCCGAACGTCAGCCCAATATCAGCCGCTACAAGCATGTCTTTTATGTCGGTCGATGGTGCGTTCATTATTGTTTACTTATTTCATTGTTTTTCACTTTTTCGCAGCTTTAACGTACATTACGTGTAAAAAAATTACCCCACCGCCGCAAACTCCGCTATTATCTTTACGATCTCTTCCTGCTCTCTGAATAGCGCCTCCTGTAAAAACTTCGCCCCTGATCCCGGCCTGTTCCAGTTGATTGTCGCATTCGGCCTCACCGTCTCGCCAAGCTCATGCACCCATACAGCGTAATTGGCGTTAAAGCCCATCAATACGCCCGGGCCGTGCTTGGCTTTCACCACATCCGTGAACCATGAAGCCCTCAAGTTGCCCGTGTCGGCAGGTATCTTCGGATCTTTCCTGTCCATCGAATATTTCAGGTGTGCGGCAGCTTCGATCATGCCCCTTGCGGTGCGTACGGTGATCCTGGCCAGCTCCTTGTTGATGGCGGTGGTGACCTCCTCTATGCCTTCTAACCTGAACTTTTTCATAAATATACCTGCTTTACGAACTCCGTTGTGCTTCTGAATAGTGGCGACCTGTCTGATCGCTTCACCGTGTATGCTGTTTCGATACTCTCCGGTGGCGTGTCTCCGACGTCTTCAAGCGTGCCTAAAAACAGCATGTCGCCTTCTTTTACGTCTGCGGTGAGCATCACCACGGCCTTGCTGACGATCTCCCTGCCCTTGCCGTCGCTGACAACTTCTGTTTTCTCTTCCCACCTTACGCCGATCTCCTCACGCTTACCCCACTCCATGCCGCCGTAGCCGTCCGGTGTGGGACTACTCCAGTGTACTGCCGTCTGTACACATACGCTTTCTATGAAGTTTATTATACTCATTGCTTTACGGCGATTATCTTGATGTTTCCCTTTCCTGTGTTCATGGCTTTCAGCCGCCCGGTGGCGTCCAGCGCCATGGCCGTCTGTCCCCACGGTGTGGAGTCCAGCCCTGTGCCGTACTGGCCAGCGTACTCAATCTTTGCAGTGCCAGCCTCCTCCTTCGTAGATACCCTTTGGCGCGTGACTGCGATATAATGCGCTGCCACCCATGCCTGTACCTCGAACCTTAGTGCCGTGCTTACCGACAAGCCCATGTATGCCTCTGTGAGCAATACGTCCGCCGTGTCGATGTACGGCTGCAACTGGTCGTCAGTGAGTTCCGTCTGTATAATGCCTCTTATCTTGTCTTTCATAATGCCGATTCTTTAATGCGTGTCTTTTCCAGTTTTTCATCTACGAAGCCAAGCACCTCGGACTGCCACCTTAGACCTGTCCAGCCAAGCAGCTGATGCACCTGCTGGAAGTCGCCCCATACCATCCTCTGCGGCCACATGACCTTCACGTCAAGCCCGGCTTGTATCATCTCTACGAAGCGCTGCTCGTACTGATGTATAAGCCACAGCCAGCCCTCTGCCTCGTCTTTTACGCCAAGCTCCTCACGTACCTTTGCGTTTTTCATCAGCGTCATGTGTGCCGTCTTGATGCACGACTGCACCACGTCGCCCGTCTTTCTCCTTACCACCACCCACTTAGCGTTAGGGTATGCCGTCGCCCATACCGGCCACATCAGTGCGGCCTCTGACGACTTCACGAACCATACTCTCTCCGTCTCGATAACCTGGCTCACCTTGTGCGCCCATCCTGCGGGGATATGTATATCCGCGAGGTCGCTCAGGTCGTTGTGCTTCATGTACTCGGCGATAAGGCCGTGTATGTCCTTGTTGCGGTACATCTTATCCATCACGCCGCCATGCCCACCACATAGATGTAATATCCCTGCGATAATGCCTGACCCTGACCGGGGTGCGCCTGTGATGATGATAGGTTGCTTCATTGATTGTGCTTATGTTGCTGTTCTATTCGTTGTGCGATGTCCTTCGGCAGTACATTATATAATGTTTTATCAGTTGAGAAAAAACATTCTTTTGTAATCTGTTTATACTGTTTTTTGCGGTTTCTGCTAATATTGTTATAACCATCCGTGTCCAAGCTATCAGGCAGCATTCCATCATGCCTGTAAAACTATTTTAATTCCACAATGGTACGATTAAAAGTACATCATATTCGCCTGTGGGACTTTCCCACGACATGGTCACGTCGGCATGTCTTTTCATCTCCATCCAGAAGTCATGCTGATATGTCTTGCGGGGATCATACTTCGTGTATTTCGTGTTTACCAGTATCCTCATAGCTTGCCCCCCATCTCAAAGTCAAACGCCATGGGTACGAAGCGAAGATGTCCACATGAAGGGAAGTGCGTGAACTCCCCGAAGTACAGCTTGTCTGCTGCCAGCAGGTCTATGCGTACAAAGTCAAACGGTGCGCTTAGCTTTTCTGCAATCTGAATCATCCTCGCCAGGTTGCGTGGCTTAGGGCGCGTGATGTCGTTCATCTTGTGGTCTTTCACATCCAGTCGCCTCCAGTCGGGGCTGTAATAAGCGAAGTACCTCTCCCCTCCCTCTACGTTAGAGACGTGTATCAGCTCGCACCTGCCGTGAAACATATGAAACTTGTAATCCGACGGTGTCTTCAGCTCCAGCAACGGCTCACACATGATCTGTGGCTTAATGTGCTGGTAGTACCATTCGCCCTTGCGCTTGCCGTATGTTATCATCAGCGCACGCTTTAGCTTCGAGCGAATAGGTATAACGTTATCACCCTTGTGGTACACTACGTTATATCCACTGGTGTGCGTAGGCTTTAACACCATGTCGCGGTTGAACTTAATCTTGCTCACGTCGTCGGTGAGCTGTAAGGTCGGTATGACAAGCTCCCCAGGTATCATCTCCTTTACCGCGTACTTGTCGGCTGTATTCACCAGCATCTCATCGCGGTGAAACAGCTTGCGGTAAATTAGCTTTTCGCTTAGCGACCTGGGGTTGAGAATATCCATCGCGTAGCCGCACTCCTTGTATCCCTTCTCTGTCTCTGACCTTAGCATGTCGATAACCTCCAGCCTCGACTTAATGTCGTTGTACCTTACTTCGCCATCCCAATACTCGCGTATCCACGAATTGGTATAATACGACTTGGTGGGGTCGTTGACGCCGGCAAAGAACACCATACGGGAGTTTTTCGTCAGCCGCTTGCCGTGTCCGTCGTTTTGTAGCAACCTGTAAGCCATCACGCCATCATCTTCGTCAGTAAACATCGCCTCCCCGCGCCCCAGCGTATGGCTTATCCATGCCTGGTCGCTGCCAACGAGCTTGCGCTGCTCCCTCTTTTCTTTTATCATCTCCACGTTGCCGTCGATATCCTCAGCGAACCTTTCCCATACATGAGATCTTGCCCCTGCGTCCATCATAATCAACGCCCCATTGTAATACTGATCGCGATTCGTATTGCCATAGTCATAGTATTGATTGATAACGAAGTCCTCTGGCCTGGAGACTATATCATCCATCGATCCGGTAATGACAACATCAAGGTCAATGCATATAAACCGCTCGCCAATAAGATTTCGCATGTCCTCAGAAAACACGTACAGCCGGTTGAAACACGCACCCTTGTCCATGCACTTGTTCCATAGCGGAATCGTCCGGCACTCTACACCCACAGGATCGTCTGTTATACAGATGAACTCATGCGGGATAGAAAGGTGCTTAGCCACTGCACGCTGCAACCTGTTTACATGCGCTGCGGTGTAGCGACCTATGCCGTTGGGTAGCTTATACCCCCCACGGTGCTCCCACTTAAAACATACTACTTTCATAAGGTCTTGATTAACTCCTCGGCTTCGTCTTTTCTCAATGCGATGTCGTTGACTGTCTTTCCGTAGCGGTCAACAACGTTCCACCAGCCCGGCGAACGCTTCTGTAGCTTATAATGCGAAACAACCTGCTTGGGTATCTCTACCGGGGTGTCTTCCATGGGCTCGATAAGGTCGTGAAATGCCTTAGGGATATCCTTTAGGTCACACTCGAATATGTCGCCTTTGTTGACCGTACGCCCGTCCTTTAACAGCATGCTGCCGCCGCCTTTTTTTCTTAGCTTCATGTCTTTCGATTTAAAAATCACATGATTAGTGATTTTATGAATGAATCTACTCAGCTGATGCGCTGGCGTGAACGATACCGGTCGATTCGTTGTAGTCTGAACGGATCTGCGGTACCTGGATGGTCATCACCTTGAAGTTGTTGACCATGCCGCCCTCGCTCTCCCACTGCACGTTCTGAATCGGCAGTCCGCGAACAAGCCTTACCACGTCGCTGGTCATCTGTGCGAAGATGACGTTGTTGGCAATCAAAGTATCCACCACCTTCACGTCCTTGATGCCTGCGATGGCAAGTATCCGGTTGCGAAGTGTGTTGCCACGTGTGGTGTCGTAGTCCTGATCCATCAGCGTCTCGTAGCCGGTCGGGATGTACAACACCCAGGGTCCGTAGAAATGCTTGGCGATAGATGCCTGCTTCATCTTGAGCACGTCAGCCACGATATGTTCTGCCGTGGTGCTGCCGTTAGTCCATGATGCGTTTTTCAGCTGCATGGTGTTACGATGCGGGTAGTTCAGGTAAGAGTAAATCTTGCCGCCGCCGAAGCCGTAGTCAGTATCGGTGAACAGCATCGCCTCAAGCTGTTCTGCCACAACACGTGCGGCACGCTCAGCCATGGTGGTGTCCAGGGGGTTGCCCAGTGACCTGCTGGACGCCAGCACCCTCTCGTTGATCTCATAGTCAACGTGGATGATAGGAATCGGCAAGTGTACGGTGCTGAACTCCACACGGTCGTTCTCTGCCCTACGCTTGGCGTCCATACTCAGCGTCGCCTTCAGCGCGTTGCTGACGGTTTCGCTCGTTAGCACGGTGGTGCCAAGGGCATTGCCCAGGTTGTACACCAGGCCGTTGGAGATAAGGTCTGCTACGCCATTCAGGCGGCTCTCTGCTACCGGGACGATGGCCTCGTCGAGGTGCTTCCATTCATCCTTGCGGAGCGTGGCGTTGGTCACCAGCTCGCGCGAGTAGTTCTCGATGTCTTTAGCATCGCCGCCTTTGAATACGGTCTTATATGCCAGCCCATCTTCTCCGATATACGGACGCTTGGCGTAGATGTCGAGCTTGTGGCTGAACGCCCTTGCTACGTCACCCTGCGTCTGTCCGTTCGTGATAAAATCAATATTTGCACTCATTCTTTCCTCCTTTCTTAAATGATTCGTACTTTGATGCGCACATTGCCGGCAGATGCGTTCGGGGCTGTTAGTGCCTGCCCTACCACCTTGTTGTCAGGGATAGAAACGCCGCTGTCGAAGCCGCTCTCGCCAGATACTGCCTGTGCTACATACTTCTTCAGCGTGCCGTCGCCCTTGGATACCAGGTAGTCACCGATAGATACGGTTTCGCCCTGCTTGAGAATAGCATACACGACGTCGCCGCGCTGTGGTATCCAGCACTGGATAACGTCTTCTGCTGCGTAGTTCTGCGTGATGCCCTTGCCCTGCAATTCGTCCTCTGTGGCGAACATAGGCAGTATCGTGCCACCTTCCTCTGAAGCACGCTGCACCTTTCCTGCACTGGTAAGCTCAAGCAAGTCGCCCGGGGTGATTGCTCCCACACCTTCGTACTCGTCGAACACCTTCAGGTAATTTTTGATAATCACTGATTTCATTGGTTCTCCTTTCTTATTTTAATTCAACACCAAGGGGGAGCAGGATATCTTCTTTGCTTACCGCCTTATTCGTTTTCAATGCGCTGTAGTCGGCTGGTGCCTTAACGCTTTTTGCGAGCTTTTCTAAGTGCTCGTCGCTCATCGCCTTCAGCTCATCTTCAGTCCACGTGTCGCCGGTGTTGGCGGTGATAGACTGGATTGTCTGCGTGCGTTTTTCGGTGTACAGCCTGATTCCTTCCTGCATCTGTGCCTTCATGTCGTCGGGCATAAGTGCTAAGAAGTCGTCTGCCGTGGTCAGTGTCGCCTTGTAGTCTGCTATGTAGTCAGATACTACCGGCTCGAACTTGTCCAGCATAGGTTCTGGAACGGTCATCAGAAATTCCTTGTCGCGGGGCACGAAGCGCGTGTGCTCGTTGGCAATCAGCGCCTCGATCTTCTCCATGCAGCAAGGTGTCTTTTCATCTGTCATCTGCTCCTCCTTGTTAAAGTTAATACTCATTTGATTTTGCGGCGTGTTTTCCGCTGCGTTTAGAGCCAAATAATTCACCTCACGCCTTACCCTCTCTGGTTCTCCTGTCAGCTCAATAACACCATCTTGCACGTTATATGTTTGCTTGTACATTTCGGGCAAGTTGGGCTCACGGATAGATTCATAAATAAAACTATCATCGTAAACATCAACCAGATAATAATAATTCGTTTCTGTGCGGTTTTTCTGTAGCTCACGGTGTATCAGCTCGATGGTCTCGTTATAACTCTCGTTTAACTGCAAGCTGTGTACACCAACTTTTTGTACATCTATTTCGATGTTCATATCACCTCCTTTCTCTTGGATGTGTTTTTCATTATTTCGTATCCCGCAACCTTCCTGCCATGAACATGCCCCCCTCTCTCCGGGCAGGAGAGCTAAATGGTCGGGGCGGTAGTTCCTCGCGATTGCATCGTATTGTTCAGAATCGTATTTGCCTGCCGTGGCAATGTCGTCGGTGTATATGCCTACGCTCACATCGAGCGCCTTCTTTTCTGTTATGTACTCCAGTGCTGTGGGGTTGATGGCTGTGATCTTCTGCACGTCAATCCATGCTTCGGCCTTCAGCTTGTCGCCATCCACGTGGGTATTGAATATCTTGCCTACTGCCCTTTCATGTTGTGCGGGGCTGTTAGCAGACACGAAGCGCTCGCCATCTTTCGGGTGTCCTATGGTCACGGGTATGCCGTTCCATGTGTCCGGTATCGCTCCCAGCTCGTTGATGTCGTGGAATACGCGCCCGGCGCTGCCGTGGTGTACGCCTGTTTTCATCATCACTACGGGCACGACAAGGTATTCGCGTCCGTCGTGCGTTTCGTACCTTATCTCGTAGGTCTCTGTTTGTACTGTGTTGGTGTGTATCATGATAGCTCTGCTTTTTGTTTTGCTATTCTTTTCGTTAATGGGAGCGCAAGGCAGCGACAATTATGAACTACGAAGCCCTTTGCTATGTATGACTCATCCTCTTCAACTGATAAATTGTAAAGATTTTTGTTCTTCGCGGGCACAAACCTTTTAACACTTACAACCTTTTGCTTTATGGTGTTGTATTCGCCTGTATGGTTGCCCACGACCCTCGCTAATTCATCTTCTACCCTGTCCAGTTCTTTGTTTATTGTTACACACGTATATCGGAGCACATGCCATCCTTCGGCCTCTATCCTTCTTTGTCTTTCAATGTCCGCCTCTTTGTTTTTATGCCAATATATACCGTCACATTCGATAACAATACGCAGTTCTGGAATCGCAAAGTCAACATTATACCTTAGTATCGGATATTGGAATACGTAATCAACATTCATGGCATCTAACAACTTTGCCATACGCTTTTCTATATCCGTTTTTCTCCCACTTTTTCGATGCTTGGCCATCCTTGCATTTAACCTCATTTCAGGGTTTTCATCAAGGTATATCCTTACAGACTCCATTGCTTTTTTCTTTACCAGCGGATCAAACATCGGATTTTTCTCCTTCATCCTTTTTCTGCTTGCATCTCTATGTTCTGGAGTGTTTGTTATTTCTTTAAGTCTTTCAGTGTCAAGCCACCCTCCCCATTTGCCCTGCTTGATTAACTCGCGTGCCTTTTCGTTTGCCGCTTTCGTGATCTTGTCTTTATCTCTGAGCCCATACTTATACTGCTTAATCATGGACTCCCTGTTTTTTTTGCTTATGTTTTGCCTATGGCTTTCGTTAGCCCATTGTTTTTCTGCTGTGTCCGTGCTTAGGCACGTTCTTGAGCAATATTTCCTGTAATAAGGCACGGGCGTCTTGCACTTCCTGCATTCTCCAGCAAGCATCATTATCTCATCGCCGGGGCTTATACTTCCAGCCTCTACCCATTTGTCATCATCGACCTGCACAAGGTGATTTGATGTTACAGAAAGGTATTTGTCACCACGAACCTTTAAGATCGTTACCTCTGGTTTTACATGCCTTTGTCTCGGCAGCGCATATACTTTTCTGAACCTCTTTTTGTGCGTCAACACCATATCGCCAATCTCTACGCTACCAATCTTTTTCCATCCATCAGATGTGTATATTGGTGTTTGCGGGTCAATAAAGCAATTAGGATGTCGGGGGATCATGCTTTCAATCTGCTCCAGCGTATATTCCTTTCCGTCCATTTTCAAGCACTCGTCACACGTCCTGCCGTCGTCGCCAACGCTTGACCACTCAGCCTGCACCTCTACGCCTTCAATGCCCCAATTCCTGTACTCAGTTATGGTGGCTATATGATGGGCACGGATTATTTCTGTCCTCGCCAGCATCTGCGCCCTTCGCTGTGCGGGTATAAACCGCCCCAGCGTGTCAGTGATGCCTAAATCACCCACCGGCCCGGTTATCGTCCTTGTCAGCTTGCGTGCCAACAAGCGCGGGTTGTCGCCATCAGCGATGCCCTGTGCCAATACCCTGCTAATCTGCATGTCCATCGCATCTGTTATGCCTTTTAAGTCCGAATAAACACGGGTGTAAAGCACCCCAAGCCTGTCAGCGTGAAAGGGATTGTTGAGCGTCTGCGCAAGGCTCTGCATGTCATCGACGGCATATCCCGCCTTGCTCATCTCGTACCTTGCCCTCTGAACGCCTCTTTTGTATGAATCCATGATATACACGTTCGTCCATGCCTTGTCTGCCGCAGCGCCTACACGTGTCATGTGGCCTACTTCTAATATTCCTTTCGATGCTTCATCCCGCAGCCAGTCCATAAACGAAGCTACCTTATCACCCGCCCGGGTGAATACGAATGCCTTGCGTCCGGGTGTGCCATAAGTATCTATCATACCGAAGACGTCGTCCTCTACGATAGCCTTGCGGATAAGCCCGCGCAAGATGATGAATCGCTTGTTCATCTGCCTTACGAAAGCCGTCCGCAGCACCGTTGTGCGCGTGGGGTCGAACTTGCCTGCCTTGCGGTATGTGGTTATCATTTTATCATGTTTAGGATGAAGACCATGCCCTGAATGCGACCTTCTAGTCCGTTTATGGCTTTGCGCATGACCGTTCCTGTTTGGGATAGGATGTCCACCTGACCCAACTGGTTGTATTTCTCTTTGAGGTCAGCCAGCTCTTTTTGTGTCTCAGCCACCTCCAGCCATCCGGCCTTCTTGATTTCCTCAAAGGATTTTTTTACTGATTCGGCCCACAATTCCCGTTCAACAGGCACCGATTCATCAGCAGCCTGCTGCAGCCATACTTTTTCTTCTTCGGTCAGGTCGTTCCAAATATGCTGGCTGATGACCAGCACGTCAGGTACAGAAGTATGCTCATCCAGCGAATAGTGCTTGCAAACTTCATAATGCCGGGAAGTGTATAAGCTTGGAGGATTATTCTCCGCGCCATCAACCACCCCGCTTTGCAGTGCGGTGTACAACTCTCCCCAATCGATCGGGGTGGCGCTTCCACCAAGGGCCTGTACCATGTCCATCGCGGTTTTACTTTTCATAACCCTGATTTTCATGCCTTTCAGGTCGTCGGGCGTCATGATGGGCTTGTCGATGGTATAGAAACTGCGGCTGCCGGCATCGTAAAAACAGAGTCCACGCAGCCAGACATTTTCAGTGCTCAACAGCAGTTCCTTGCCGATTTC